GCCAAACAAAAACAATCAGCACAAGATTTAAATAGAATAGAAAGAAAAGCATTCCGTGAGTTTGCAAGAATTGAAAATGCCGTTGGCAAGTATAATGAAGAATTAGTAAAGATATTTAAAGATAACAATTTATCTAAATTAACAAAAAAACATAAATCTAAAAATAGTGCTGTTGGTGTTATACAATTTTCTGATGTACATTTCAATGAACTGGTTTCAATTCCAAATTGTAATAAATATGATTTTAGTATAGCATCAGCAAGATGCAGAACATTTGTTGATCAAGCCATAAAATATTTTAAAGCATTTGATATAGATAATGTATTATTGGTACAATCAGGTGATCTATTAAATTCAGACAGAAGGTTAGATGAATTATTGCAAATGGCCACTAATAGAACTAAAGCAACATTTCTTGCGGTAGATATATTTCAACAAATAATACTACATTTAAATGAAAGTTTTAATGTGTCTGTAGTGAGTGTTACTGGTAATGAATCAAGGGTAAAAAAGGACTATGGTTGGGTTAATTTAATTGCTACAGATAACTATGATTATACTATATTTCAGACATTAAAGTATTTGTTTAAGGGTTCAGATATTAATTTTATAGATGGTGACCCTATGGAAAAAGTCGTTAATGTAGCAGGACAAAATCTATTGATAATACACGGACACGGTGGAATTAAAACTGGTATAGAAAAATCAATAAACCAAATGATTGGTAGATATAGAATGCGAGGAACTAAAATTGACTATATTATATTTGGACACATACATAGTGCTAGAATTGGAGATCTTTATTCAAGATCCAGTAGTATGGTAGGTGCCAATGACTATTCAGAAAAAGCACTTAATTTGTCAGGTAGAGCATCACAGAATTGTTATATATTTTATGAAAATGGCAATAGAGATGGTATTAAAATAGACTTACAAAACTATGGTAAAGGGTATGACATAGATGATAGTCTAGCAGAATATAATCCTAAAAGTCACGATAAATTAAATCAAGGAACAACGATATTTAAGGTAGTAGTTTAATGGATTGGCTACAAGTATTAGAACAATATGGAGTACCATTAGTAGTCGCTATAGCATTTTGGATGTTTATACAAAAACAGAATAAATATATACAAGATGAACTATCTAAAGAAATGAGAGAATCATTTGGAAGAGTTGAAGGAATTATTATAAAACTAATTGACCAACAAAAAAAAATGCAGTTGGAACAAAAAGGATTAGAAAATTCTTTTAAAACTTTAGTTGAAATCATAGCAGCTTTGTCCGGAAATGGACTTAAGGACAAATTTTTAAGAATGCAGGAAAAAAATGAGAACAAAAAATATTAGTACAAAAGCATTTGTATTTGTGTTATGGATATTAGATAAATTGATGATACTTTATTTATTAGCTTTAAGATAATTGGAATTTTAAAAAAAATAAGATATATTAGCTCATGCCAAACGATAAACAATTAGATGTTTTATATAAGAAAGTCAATATGTTGGAAATGACTTTGGAAAACACAGAAAAAGAATTATATACACTAAAAGCTAAAGTAAAATCTAAATGGTATTTGCTGGATATATTTGAAGCTTTTTACAATAACCTAGAATACATAGAGAAAGGGGACATTAACTAATGGCTGACTCAAATCAAATTGCTAATCAGTTTACTGGTTTGCCAATAGAAAACTTAATATCAGCGCCATTGTTGGCCGCAGCAGAGGGACAAAAATCTCTAGCACAAACAACAGCATCGTTTATAACAGAGGTAGGTATGGACGATAAAGGTAATACAAAATCAGTTACATTTAATTATGAAGATGGATCAGAAGAGGTAAAACTTAATGTACCATTATTATCAATTATAAATGTACCAAGTTTATGTGTAGATAGTATTGATGTTGAATTTAATATGGAGGTATCAACACAATCATCTACAAAATCATCAACTGATACAAGTGCAACAGTAAATGCTTCTTGTGGGTTTGCTTGTTGGAAAGCATCATTTGAAGGTAAAGTATCACATCATTCTGAAAGTAATAGATCCTCTGATACCTCAGCTAAATACACAGTATCAGTTAAAGGAAAACAAGAAAAACCTGAAGGATTGATGAAGGTTATGGATATGCTTAATAGTTCTATTGGTAAAGGTTCAACATCTGCTAAGTCTGATGGGAACAAATAACTACAAAAAAGGTAGTTTTTTAGATCATTTAACTAAAGGATTGTATGACGCTGTAGTTCAAGCACAAGCGTTAGCGGAAAATCAACATATAGAATCATTAAGTAAGTTTTTTGATAAAGATGGTAAACCTTTAAAAATGAATATTAAAGTACCTGATTCAAACGGAAATGAACAGGATATAAGTGTCCCTCTAGCAACATTGACACCTCAAAGTTCTATAAAGATTAAAGAACTGTCAATGGAACTAAAGGTTAAGTTAGGATCATTTGGAAAGAGAAAGTCAAGATTAGGTGGTGGAATATTTTGTAAGGAAGATGCAGGTGCTATTACAGCAGATCTAGGTGCATCAATCTTACCTAAAAGAAACCAGTATGCAAATTTAAAAATAACATTTGAAGGAACTGATCCGCCAGAAGGCGTGGTTAGATTAAACAACAATTTAATTAAACAGATACCATAAAGGTAAAGGAGAAAATATGGATTTTATTATGAACAATTTAAACTTATTGGCAGGTGGTGGAACTGGTGCAGTATTATTATGGGTATTTAAAAGAATACCTAATCAAAAACTATATGATCTAGTAGAGAATGTAAGTTTTGCTCTAGGTAGTTTAGTAACATTAAGACTATCTAAAATGAAACTAACAAAGAATTTATGGAATGCTACTATTGAACCATATTTTGTGGATCTAATAGATAACACTGTAGGTGCATTTGTAAATGGATTTATAAGTGGTTTGAGAAGTGATGACTAAATGAATATTTCAGATATTAAGAGATTATTATCAAAATCGTTCCAAAACACTATCAAAAACATCGTTTCTTTAGGTGATGATAGTACACTGGAATCAGATAGAAAACCTCTTAAAATTGGTGGAAAAACTACACCACTGGAATTATCAACTGATAATGTTTATGTAAATGGACAGGAAATAGATTTAAAATATCAGTATCAATTGTATCATTTAGGATATAATGCTACTGTTACAGATATTTATTTTCCTATAAATGGATATATTTTTGAAGGTACAACAGCTTCACACAGAAATGAATATCAAGGACTTGTAGCACCATATAATGGAACAATAGAAAAATTAGTATTTAGATCAGAAACTGCACAAAGCGGTGATATATCTTTAAAAGTATATGAAGGTACAGATGGAACTGAAATACCTGCTACTGGTATTTTTACTGCTACAACTGCAGTTGATATAGCTGATGATATATATCAAGAATTGGATTTAAAAACACCTAGTACGGGAACATCTAATTGTCCTCTGACAAGAGGTAACATTTACCAGTTTGAATTAGAAACGCCAATAGCTAGTGCAGATACAAATATAACTATGGTTTTTAAGTGGGATATTACTACTTAATTTATTTATGTGTTTATAAATTAAATTATTGGGTTATATTATAACAAACTTTTAAGGAAAAATATATGAGTTTGACTAACAAATCACCATCAGAAACATACAAAGATCTTTTATATGTTGATAACTCTAATAGTGGTATAGATTCAACAAAAAGAGATTTAAAATCAGGGAGTGGAACATCTTCAAGTTTATCTGTTTCTGATAGAGGTTTAACAGTTAAATCCAATACAGACAATACAAGTGCATTTTCTGTTACTGATTCAGGAGGAACTGATAAATTAATAGTTGATACAACTAATGATACAGTTAAAGCTTTAGGTTTGCATGTTAATACACAGTATGTAAATTTTGGAATAAATAATACGTCATCTAGGACATTTGTTGCTGATACACATTATCCTATTCCATTTGCAAATGGTGACCCGCCTTCTGATATTGATTTTGGTACTGGAACAGATCCAGCTACATCGTTTACTACAGCAGATGCTACTGATACAAGAGCCGCAGATATTGTACCAATGCTATGGTATATTCACGATGATATTACTATAGATGAGGTTAAATGTTTTGAAGGTGCTGATGCAGCCAGTGGTGATGTAACAAGGTTTCATTTATTTTCTTATGATTTTACTAATGGATCAACATCGTGTTTATCTAATGGAACATTATTAGCACGGACTGGAATAGATGTAAATAATGCAGGCAGTGAACAAGCATATTTAACTACATTAACAATAGATAGTGCAAATGTAGCATCAGGAAAAGTTGTATTGGCATTTTTTGAATCAGATAGTATAAATTCAGATTATAGTTTAAGTGTAAATATTAAGTACCACATTACAGGCTAAGGAGAAATATGGCAAAGAAAAATTTTACAACAGATTTAACAATAAAAGCAGATGCTACTTATTCTTGCAGTATAAGTAAAAATTATACAGATATATTTAGTATAAAGCAAGAATTAGACAATTCTGATGCTTTTATAACAATGGTAACAGGTGGAGCTGGTAAAGCAACTAATACTCTTGCATCAGCACAAGCAATATTACTTAAAAATACAAGTAAGATAGCAGCTGAAATTTTAATAACAGTTATGGACTGGAAAAATAGTAGTGATACCGATGTTGCTAATTCAGTTGATGTTGGTGGTGGTGGAGCTACAAGTTTAAGAAGCTGGAGTTTCTTATTGCCAGCTGGCGAATTTATGTATCTACCAAACAATAGAATTTTAAGTTACGCTTCATCAGATGCAGATCCATTTGAATCTGCTGCTAAAGCGGGTGATGGTGCAATATCAACAGAACCTAAAGATATTAATAGTGGTAATGAATATGTTGATTCAGGTGCTGATGTTGATTCTGCTACTGAAGATGCTATAACTGATGACCTTACAGCTCTAATTTTATATATGGAAAATGGACATTCTAAATTTTTTAAAAATGGGGATTTAGTACAAATTGATAGTGAGGTAATAGAATTACAATCAGTAGGTGATGGTTTAACTTTAGGAAAAAGTATAGCAACTATGAAAAGAGGATTGATAGGTTCTACAGTTGCTGTTCATGCAGATGATCAACCTGTTAATTTTTTCTTTGGAAATGAATATTTGTCTTTTGATGTAGGTAAATGTATGTCTGATAAAAAAGGTAGATTCTCACAAAGAGGTGCCTTCTTTGGTAAAGCTAGAACATCAGATAATAAAGTTGATGGATTAGTAGCTGGATCAGTAACAATAGGGCCATTTTATACAGAAGGTGGTTATTTAGATTGGGGTTTAAGTGGCGTTACTGCAAATACAGAAACTGGTTTGGCTGCATCTACTACTTATACATTTCATATAGTTGTAGATGAATTTAACAATGGTGGAATTGATTCTACATCAACAGAAACAGCAATAGCATTTACAACAGATGCTTCAGATACAACATTTAATGGGAGTTCAAATGCAGTTTTACCTAAAATTCAAGCAGTATTAGATACACAATACTATACTACATCTTCAGGACTTAATGGTAAAAAAGTAAGAATATTTTTGCATGATGGTGATGTTAGAGTTCAATCAATGTCTAATAACTCTGATACAATAGTTGGGATTGCAAATGTTTCAGGAACTACACCATTTGGTGTGGGTGCATTTCCTGCATTAGCAAGTAGTGTTCCTGATCTTTTAGGTTCAGAACACGGCGGCGGTACAACAGATGATATTGTATATGGCCCAAAATCAACATTGGCACAAGAAGAAATAACAGATCCGGTAACAGGAGTATCTACTTTAAATGAAAGTGCTTTTATATTTGATGATGGACAAGGTAATTTGTTATATCAAGGTTCAGTAGTTGGAAAAATTGATTATGAAAAAGGACATTGTAGTTGGACAGTAGCCTCACTACCTGAAGCAGAGTTTAAAGTACACGGACAATCTAATTCTGCACATTCAGGTGGAATTAAATATGCTGCAAATGAATACAATTCAATCCAAGAAATAAAAGCAAGGAGCATTAACTCTATTAAAGATACAACAATAGAAACAATAGTGTTAGGATAGATTATGCCTAAAGGTACATATACATATAAGAAAAAGAAAAAACCCTCTAAAAAGGGTAGAAAAAGAGGTAGATAATGGCTAGTAATTTTAAGTATGCAACAATACCTGATCTTTTAAAGTATTTTAATAGGGCTGAAGATTACGATAGTAAAAGACAAATATTCCCAACATTAACATCAGGGAATTTACATTTATTTAGAGATAGTGGTTATGCTACTGTATTATTTGTTAATGGTGAAGAACTTGCAGCCGCACAAGGAACATCAGGTGCAGTAGATAGTAATGGAGAATGGTTTTACAATCAAGAAACAAATCAAATTGAATACTATAATAGTAATTATACATCAACTACAATAAATGAACAAATATTTGAAACAGGCGTTGATAACTATAATTTTCTTGGACAGGCTTTAGTTGATGCTTCATTAGAATTGCATAATTATTTAGATGCTAAATTTTCCACACCTATACAAAAATCTAAACAAGTAGATATTGACACTACACCAGTAAGTGTTTCTGAAGAATATGATCCAATCATAATTAAATCAACTTGTTATATTGCAGCTGCTAATCTTATAAGGGCTAAAGAAGGACAATCTGAAGAAGCGGATTATTATCATTCGCTAGTAACTAATGCTGAAGGTACTGGATTGATAGATAGATTAAATCAAGGTATATACAAACTATCTAATGAACTTGATGCTAATGATAAAAAAGGTAAAATATTACATAGAGATGTATCCGGAACTATGGATCTTGTAGAATTAGAAGGACAATATTTTGGTGAAACATATGATTTAATCAAAGTTCTTTGTACTACTGGTGGTGTTTATGGAACAGCTGAGTTTACTGTATCTTATTATTCTGAAAATAAATTAGAAGGAAAAACATCAACTACAAAAATTATATCAGGTACTATACAAGATATACATAGTGGCTTAAGAGGCAGATGGCAAGGTTCATCAGCAGATGCAGATGATGTATGGTATATAGAGGTTTATGGATCACATATGCAGCAGACTAACAAAAGTAATGCATCAATTGAAATGAGAAGATAGTGGCAGTAACCTATGTAAATAATTGGAATAATATTATGACGGCGATCAAGAGTAAAATGAGAGCTGAGATGAAATGTCCTATATTTAGTGGTTTTGATCAAATAAATAAATCTAACCAATTTATAAAATTGACATCAACTGGATCTAGTCAATTAGAAAAAGCAACATTTTTGGAGGTTAGAGAATATAGTATAGATTGTCAGTATTTTATTTTAAGAAGAAATGATGCTCAATTTGAAAAATATTTATATAATCAGGTAGGTATATTAGAAGCCTTAATGCATGATAATATTGTTATAGATCTAGCTGATGGAACAAAAGCAGTAGATGTTACAATGGGACTTATGGAATTTGATGTAGAGGTTGAAGATTTTGAAGATTACTTTGTAATGCAATGGGAACTAACTTGCACACATTTTGGAAACGCAGCTTAGGAGAAATATGAAAATAAAAGCTAAATTAGATAAATTTAATAGATTACAAGCACAAACTATACCTTGTTCTATTAATGAAAGAAAAGCTCTTAAAAAGGGTGAAATAGTAGATGTTAAAGATACAGTAGCTAAAGGTTTATTGTCATTGGGCATCGTAGAAAAAACAACAACAAAGAAAACTAATAAAGGAGAGAAATAATGGCAGACGCTAGGATTTTACCTATTAGTGATGTAAAGATTGGCATAAAAGGTGAAAGTACATTTGGAACAGGATTAGATTCATCAGGTAATGATGGAACAGCATATAGACAACTGAATGTGGTGCAAGCTTCTAAACCTACCTTTAACATTACTAGAGAATCAAGATTATTATCAGGAAGAGGAACTATTAAAAATGCTGCAGATACAGTAATTGATATGAAGGGCGGAACTGTAGTTACACCATTTGAAATGATTGCTACTCCTAAATTATTAGTTCAACATTTAGTATTGGTTGGACAAGAATATTCATCATCAGGCGGTGGTGGAAGTGAGGTGCATGAAATAGAATTTGACGGATCATCAAACGGAACATCTGTTGGTGGATCTGTTTCTAGTGCATTACCACATTCAGTTAATTTAGCATACTATCCAGCAGCTGGTGAAGGTATTAAAGTAGCTGGAAATGTTGTATCTGATCTATCACTTGCTTGGGACTATGGCACTAATGGTGGAAATTTGACTATGTCAGGTAATTATTTTAGTGGTTTTTCTAATCCAGTAAGTACCGGATCTGTTTTGGAACAAACATTTGATGGAACTTGGGTAGATCCTGAAACTAGTTATTATAACATTGGTGGAATAACTACTAAAACATTAGATGTTGAAGGTAATGCAACACAAAACCTTATATTAAAATCATTCAATTTAAATATTGCTAATGGTGTAAATAGAGTTGGATCTAACAGTAATGGTGATGCTGAAGCATATGCACTACCTGAATATGTTATTACTGGCGATATTACTATCAAATATGATGATGAATTTGATTATGGTTCAGGAAATAATGTTATACAGGACTTTCTTGATGGTGATACATTATCATTAGCTTTGACAACTGGCGATGGAACAGTATCATCTGCAGGTGAAATGAATATAGCAGCAGAAATTCAATATACTGGTGATCCATCACAAGACATATCAGAAAATGGAGTATTTCATACTTTACCATTTGAATGTGTTCAAAATTCAAGCACAGAGGCTTTGAAAATTACAGCATTTAGTGGTGAAGCTAACAGTGCATGGTAGTAAATAAATAACGAGGATAAGGAAATGAAAAAAGTAAAGATAAAAGGTGATAACTTTGATGCCTTTGAAATAGAGATTAAGGAATTAAACTTAACACAAAGAGAAAAACTAAACGCTATTTTATATAAATTGTTCAAAGATGAGAATGGAATGTTTGGGCCTTCAGTCAATATAATAAGATTGGCAACAACTATGACAGATGAACAAATTAATGATCTGTCTAATGATCAAATATTTCAAACTGCAATAGAGATTTCAAATTTTGTCAATAAAAAAAAATTGAAAAAATAATATTTTTAATAAATATACATCTTTCAATTAATGGATTAAATAATAATGGTGATAATGGGTTTGTTTATCCTTATTATGCTTTATCGCCTGTTACAAATAAACAAAAATTATTTGAATCAAGAGAGGACATATACAAAGAATTAGAAATGTGTTATGATGAACTTATACAAAAAAATACAAAAGATATAGGTGAAACGCTTTATATAGAACATTTCTTTTTCTGCAATAGTTATGAATTACTTGACAAAGAATGTCAAAAAAGGATCAAAGAATATAACTTTTGTAAAACTTTTAACACACCACCTTATCCATCACTACAAGAAACACCAGCAGACATAATTGATGATTTTATAGCTATAGAAAAAGAACATAGTAAAAAACAACAAAAAGGATAGATATGGCAACAAAAGATACACATATTATAGATATTAGAACAAAGGGTGCAAAAAAATCCAAAACCGCTATATCAGGAGTTAGTTCAAGTTTAAAAACATTAGGTAAAAGAGCTGGTGCTGCAGCGTTAGCTTATTTTGGTACAGTAGGTTTAATTAATGGTATAAAAAGTGCAACAGATGCATTTGGACAACAAGAATTAGCAGAAAGAAAATTAAGGTTTTCAGCTGGAAAGTCTACTGATGAATTAATAAAACAAGCTAAGGCTATACAAAGAGTTTCAAAATTTGGTGATGAAGCTATAATAGCACAACAAGCGTATGTTAAATCATTAGGAATATCTACTGAACAAACAAAAGAAATAATAGCTGCTTCTGTAGATCTAGCATCTGCAATGGGTATTTCATTAGAAAGTGCTGTTATGAATACTACTAAAACATTGAGTGGTATGCAAGGTGAACTTGGTGAGAAACTACCAGCAGCATTTAAAGAATTAACACCTGAAGCTCTTAAAGCTGGTGAGGGTATAAAATTTATTGCGGATCAATTTAAAGGACAAGCTAGAAATGAGGTTGAAACATATACTGGTTCATTAGCTCAAATGAGCAATGCTGTTGGTGATGCAGCTGAAGAATTAGGTGAAATGTTTGCTCCTGCTGTTATAGGTGCTGCAAATGCAATTAAATTTATGGCTGAGAAATTTTCAGATGTATTAAATTTTCAAGATAAGTATGATAGACATTTAGAAGCTGAGGTTGAATTATTAACTGAAGCTAAGTTAGCAGCTATGTCATATGAAGAAAGTTTAACTGAAATGAGTAAAGCTGAACTATTAAATGAACTTTTAGAATTAGGTAATGCAATAGATGGTGTTTCACATAGTCAGATAGATGCAATGATCAGTAGTGGCGAGTTAAGGGACACTATAAATTCAATGATTGAGGTTGGAGCATTAGAATCAGAACTTTTATTAAAAATATTAGATATATATGTTAGTTTGCCAGATGTTGTAGATAGTACATCATCATCATATGCTAAATTTGAAGAAGCACAACTAAGAAGAATTAAACAGCAAGAAAAAGAAGCTGAATTAATGGAACTCTTTATACAAAAAAATCCTGAACTAGCTAAATCAATGGGATTGGTTTCAAAAGAAGAAAAAAGAAGAACTGAACTTACCAAAACTTTAGGAAAACAATATAAAGAAATACAATTATCACAAATTATAGGTGATACATTTGCTGCTGCTAGAGCACAATTTAAAGAGTATTCAAAAGCTTATCCTGCACCATTAGGAAACATTCTAGGCGCTGCTGCATATACTGCAACAGTTGCACAAGGATATAAGGATTATGATTCAGTAAGAGCTGCACAATATGGTGCTGATTTTATAACTGATGGGCCACAAATGATGTTAGTGGGTGAAGGAACAGGGCCTGAAAGAGTTCAAGTTACACCATTAGTTGATGAAAATATTGACGGCCCACAAGGTGGTATGACTATTAACATACAAGGATCTGTTATTGGTACTGAAGAGTTTACTGAAGATGTATTAATTCCACAGATAAAAGAAGGTTTAAGACTAGGAGGCGATATTGGCTCTAATTAGTCAAAAGTTTAAAAATGACACAAAGACTAATTCAATTGATGTAGAACCAGTAATAGTTTTAGCTGATTCAACAGATGATAGTTATACAGTATTAGATATATATAGTAATAGTACTTTAAATTTAAAAGATCAAGATTCTAACACATTAAAACAATCGCGTCCAATAATAAACAAAATATCTAGTATTAAAAATAGTATTGATTATGAATCTAAAAATATAAAAGTCAATACATTTAGATTTAGTATTCACAATTATCACGACATTACAAAAAAACTAACATCATCAGATAGTTATTCATTGTTATCTAATAACTCATTAATGGGTAAAAATGTAATTTTGTTCTATAAAACACAAACTTGTGAAAATTTATTTTTATTAAAAGATACAACTTTATTTGATACAGGATCATATGAAAATGATCCGTTATGTTCTATTATGTTTTATGGTGTAATAAATAGAGTAACACAAACAGATGAAACTATTACTATACAAGCAGAAGATTTATCACAAGAATATATTAAAGATAAAGAGTTACCAGTAAATAATGTTGGAGGATTACCTGATAATATTAAAAGTAATATATCTGATAGAGATGATACACAGCCAATTCCAATGGTATTTGGATCTGTAGAACATGCTCCAACTATTTCATATAAAACAAATTTAAAAAATTCAGATGGTTTTACATCTCTTGGTTTTATACACGATTCATATCCAATCAACTCTTTTGATAATTATTTGATTAAAGGACAAGACCGGACACCTTATCATTTATTTTTAGAAGATGATGACGACTATGTTGCTTTTCCATATCAAACTGGTAAAAATTTAAGTTTAGGCAGAAGCTATTTTGTAGATATTGGAGCTTATGCAGAAAATGAATCTTATATTGTTCCTGAAATCCAAGAAAACGCACAAGAAAAACAATCTATATATTGTATAGGTTTTTTACCTATATCTAATGTAGTGGGTGATGGAACAGGCGATAACAAATTAGATGGATTATTAGGACAAATACAAGACATACAACCATTATCAAATACTGAAGCAATAACTAGAGAATATTTAAGTAAAAATATGTGGAAAAAAGAAGATGATCTTTTAGAAACAACACCTTTAATTATTGATCCAAAAACATTTACAATTAGTACAGAAGCAGGAACAGCAAGGTGGATTTTATTGCAATTAAACGCAGATAAGGTTTTTAATAGAATAGATGGAACAATTGGATTATATACAGAATTAGGATCTGATGGTGTTCCAAATCCTTTTGGTATTACAAATACTGAAAATGTCAATTTATATATAAAGCCATTTAGTCCTGAATATTTTAAATTATTATTTGAAAATGTTACAAATGCTAATAGTTGGTTAGATAAAATTTTAGATGATATGCCAATTGATGGTGATGTTCCTAATTATTCACACGGTGTTAGAACATTGTTAGCAAATCAATCTTTAGACATAGGAACAACTACAGCTATAGGTGATCAAGTAGGTGATAGTTATTTTGATTTCAACCATCAGGATTTAAAAGATTACTATGAAAATTCTGATAGTGTAAACAGAATATTATTATTTGATTTTTATAAAACAACTGACTTTAGCACTGATATTACTTTTGGACATTTTTGTTCTGATTTAAAAATGCAGTATATAAAAGAAATAACTGATTATGAAAATGAAAAGTTTTATGCATCTATAATTGGAAGAAAAGATTATGTATCAACTGAAAAAATAGAACATTTAGAAGAACTAGAAGCTGAATTACAAGTAACTCCATTTGAAGCAGCTTTAGGGGCAGATAATGAATTACCTGATTTTGAAGCCTTGATAAATGAATGGGACGAATATTTTATTGATAAATATACAAGACATTCACCTTTTGAGCAATTGACAGATGTTTCATTTTTAACAATAAACTTATCTATGGGAGGGAATTTTTTTACTCCATTGCCAGAATATAGTTATATGGACGATATAGGTATTCAACCAAATAATACAATACCATTTGATTACAATTACAAAACAACATCTGATGTTGATGATTCAACTTTTATGACATCACACCAAATAATACATTATGTTCTTCACGGCTGCATGAAAAAATTAAATAAAAATATTTTAGATTATATTATTTTTGAAACTGAAGTTTTTGATTATATAATGGAAAACTTGCCTGATTACTTTATAGGTGGTTTTATGCAAAATGACAATATACAAAGTCCATTTTATAATGGTTTAATACATCATACTTTTGTGTTTTTTAATGATAATGATGAATTTATATCTTTATTAGAATCTAAAATGTCAGAATACAATACACATAGAAGGGCACTTTTAAGAAGAATATTTAAATACCTATATCAAAACCCTTTAAATGAAGAAAACAATGTAGATAGTGTGTTTTCTGGCTTCACATATGAATATAATAGTTTTGAAGATATAATTGGTGGTGGTTTTGCTACTGAACAAGTTTGGTTAGATAATTTACAAACATATTTAGATGACACAATGAAAACTATCAACACATCAATTTATGATATAGGATCTGATTTAAGTCCAACGGCTGATAATGCTAATGTTGGACACAGAGCGGAATTATATGTTTGGGACGACAATCCTTCATTTATAGGCACACGGTATCCATTTATGATGAATTTGTTTTATTATATTAATTATGATTCTATACAAAGTGAATGTTTCACAAATTTAGATCTACCATATGAAACAAGCGGTGTAGTTGAAAAACCAGTAGATATATTCATAAATATATTAATTAGAGAATTAGGTTATGGATCAACTGGTATATTTTTAGATAAATATGCATTTAACTCAAATTTAATAGAAGATGCGCGTGAATATTATGAAGGTTGGAGAATGGGTTTTTGTATTGATGAATCAGTTAAGGCTACAAGTTTACTTAAAAATTTCTGTAATGAAACAAAATCTATTTTTAATTTTACAAATGAAGGCAAATTTGGTTTAATAACAATAAAAAATTCATATAATTATGATGATTTAGATTATACAATAGATAAAAATGATGTTATATCATATAAAATAAGTAGAACTAAAAGAGAAAATATTATAACAGGAAATAAATACTATTATAATTATGATAATGGTAAGGATAGATATAAAAATGATACTGGAACTGTAGATGTAAAAGACTTATATCCACAATACAATGGTTATGAGTATTATAATGTTTTATCTGAAAATACATTTAAAGAAAAAGAATTAAGGTATCATTCTGATAGAGTTACTGCTAAAGACTTTCAAGTATATGATTTAGGTTTTAACATAAACCAACATTTATTAATATCTTTAGATTTGCCCTTAAATTATACAAACATTGATGTTGGATCAATAATACACATACCTCTTTTAAATGACAACAAAGCTTTTGGTTTAGATTATAGTAAAATACAGACTTTAAATGATCAAACCATATATCCAATATGGATAGTTACTGGCATTAATATAACAACAAATAAAATCAATATAACAGCTATGCAGCTACATCACATAAAAACAAATGTAAACGATGTAAATACTTATACACAACCTGATGAAAATGTAGTAATAAGTGTAAACACACAACAATATCATACATTTTATAAGTATCCTAATGGTGATCCTGTTGAAAATTGGAACTATGTAAGTCCACAATCTTATCAAAATTTAAATTATATAGTTGAAGATAGTGGTTTACAAATACCATATGGTGATATAACTGGTAATGGTGAAATTAATGTTGTAGATGTTTTAAATGGTGTAAACAGCATATTAGGAATTACAGAACTATCAACTACACAAAACATTAGAGGTGATATAGATAGAAATGGTTCACTTAATGTTGCTGATGTAGTCAATATGATTGATATAATATTAAGTTCAGGAGCTCAAAATGAATAATTTAAATATAAATGAGGAACTTGTATCAATAAAAACTGATATAATTTATAAAGCTATAGAAATTAATTATTATGGTGAACTTTATATAAATAATTTGATGCCTGATAGTTATATAGTACAAAAAAATAATGGTAAAATATTAATATTTAGGTTTAACAGAAATGATGAAATAATAGAAGATTTGTTTTTATATAATGGGACTTGTAAAATATACAATGCTTACTTGTTAGATTCTGAAAATAAAAAACATATATTAAATGTAAAGAGATTATCATTGCTTAATTTTAATGTTATGTATGATACTAATTGGGAATCATTAACCAGTAATTATCAAGAAATACAAAGCAAGTCAAGAAATGATATATATAAAGGTTTAAAATATAAAACTTTAGTTAATTCTGAAAATTTATCAACTACTAAAGAAACAGAATCAGTATTTAAAATAAGTAGAATATCTAAAAAAGACAAAAATTTAACTACTATAGAATCTTTTGAAGAACAAACAGAAAATGAAATAGAAGCAAGTGATGATACTGGTGATCAAATAGCAAATTTAAGAAGATATAGACTTTAAGGAGAATTATGGCGAAATCTAACTACAGCAAACCCACGAAACTGACCTTTTATCCATCGTATTTACAATACGCATATGCAACTGGATTAATAGAAGGTATATCATATGATACACTGGTAAATCCTGATTTGAATGATGAAGATGTATATAATATGGTAGTAGTAGATCCATCAAATACAACAAGGTTTAGTTCAACAAGTGAAAGTTATTTTGCTTGGAAGATACCTGATAATTGGAATTTTGATTTTGGTATGATTTTAGGACATAATTTTAATAACTACCTTACATATCAACCATATTCATTTACTGGTGAAGATGATCCTATTAGGGACACTATAATACACGGTGATAATATAGTTAATTATAATGCTTTTGGAGCTCCACAATTTAATGGTTGGAGCGCATTTACTTTAGGTAATTTACCTACGGATCAAAATTGGATCGGTATTGATGAAACGCATGAAGGTTCATTAGTATTAACAGATACATACATAGGTTCAGTATTGTTTGGTAAAAAATGGGAAGCTCCTATTAATGTCAATATTAATTCATCAATCCATTATAATTATGGCAACAAAATTAAAAAAACTATTGGTGGTAAAACATTATCACAAATGAATTATTATAAACCTAATAGATGGGGTGATCTTGATGCTTGGGAACTGCACGAAGATCTACCTACAAATAGAGTAGATTCTAGAAATGGTATTAGGAAATGGGACGTAACTATGTCATTTTTAAAAGATGAAGATGTACTGCCACAAAATATGATGTCTAATAGTAACTCTTGGCAAAGAGATAATGATTCTGATTATTATGTAGGTGCTGATGGAACAAGCCTTTATAATTCCAGTAATGGTAGGGATTTCTATACATCAGTTATTAAGATGACAATGGGATCACATTTAAATACAGTAGTCAAAATATCAGAATCTAATAACCCTGATCAGTGGGCCATTGTAAAAATAACCAAATATAGCATAAGATCCACAAACCCTAAATTTGTTGATGTTTCATTAACACTAGAAGAACAAGTATAGCCAAAGTCCTTATCCTCTGCAATGGCTAGGAAGAAGCCCTGATTTGTATTCATTTCAGGGTTTTTTCTTCTCTATAACTTAAATTAATTTTAAATAATACTACCTACTTATATATATTTTAAGTTAAATTACTTATGTTGTAAGGGAAAATAAAACAAATATGGAGAATGAAATGAAAAAATATACTGAAACTTGGAACTATGATCTAAATAAAATGCCAAAAATAGGTGAAAAAATTATTATTGATTTTGGTAATGGAGTAGGTACAAACAAAAAATACCCTTATTTGGTGGAAGAAATTACTAAATCTAAAAGAGGTGATTTTGCTTTGTATAATGTCGAGGGCAGACAATTAAAAGTAGATGGTAGTTTCAGGAATGTGTGGTTTCAATTATTTTTTAAAACGGAGAATAAATAATGGAAAAAAATATAATTAAATATGTATCAATAATCCAGTTTTTGTTGGTGTTTGCTTTAGTGTTTAATCACTTTTTAAGGGATTTGAGATGGTTGCCTATGATATGGTTGTTGATCCCTTCTTTTTTAATGGTGGTAGTATTAAATGATTAATCCTGACTCATATGAATTTCAATTATTTACATATTGGCTGGTAGATAAAAAGAACTTTAAAGCAAGAGAAATATTAGATGTTATTTATTATTCACATAAGTATGAAAAATTAATGAAGGAGTATTTAGATGTCAATAATGCATGATGGTATAGAATTTGAAGAGGTGTCTGTATTTGATAATTTTTCTGCTGGTGAATGTGAAATACATTTAGAAGGTTATGATAAAAATGGTAATAAGTATATGGCTTCCGGATATAAAGATTGTGTTGGAAACATAGAGATTTATGAAGATTCAGTAGATTGTATTATAAAAACAAAACGAGGATAAGGTTATGGCAAAAATGAAAGATTATTGGGCTGAACAAACTGGTGCTTATGTTAGTTTACAAGAGATTGTTCTACCTGAAATAAATAAAGATAAGGAGGATAAAAGTGAAATCAATAAAAATAAAGGGTAATGACTATATTCAGGTAAATGAAAGAGTTAAAGAATTTCATAAAAATTACCCTAATGGCAGTATTGTTACCAATATAATAAGCAGTGAAGGTGGTGTTTTTATAACTAAAACGACTGTAACTCCTGATAGTACGAGTCCGGATCGTAAGTTTACAGGACTTGCGTATGAGGTTATTGGTGAGGGTATGGTAAATTCAACATCTGCATTAGAAAATTGTGAAACAAGCAGCTGTGGACGAGCTCTAGGTTTTTTAGGTATTGGGATTGATACATCTATTGCAAGTGCTGAAGAGGTAGATAACGCTATAAAACAACAAACTAAAAAACAATCCATAAAACCAACAAACAAAACTGTTGAGGTTTCTAGTATTGAAGACGCTGCAGAAATTATAGAAGAAAAGTTTGGCAAACCTGATAATAGTGCAGAAATACACTATCCTATTAACTTTGGCAAACATAAGGGCAAAGAATGGAAAGATGTAGATCTATCATATGTAGAATGGGTTGCTAAAAATTCAAAAGTTGATTGGCAGAGAGAAGAGGCAAGTGCGGAGCTTGACAGAAGAAACACAAACGGCGAGGAAACAAAAGATAAGATCCCGTTTTAATTAATATAGGGAGGCTGAGTTGATTCCCACGACACACCAAGTTACTCCATTTCGACTTAGCCTTCCTTCCCTAACTAGGAGATGTATATGAATTTGATTGAATATTTAAAACTATGGTTGAAAAAGAATGAGAGATCAATCAGTTGGTTAGCTAGAAAGTGTGATGTTTCACCTGCTGCTGCCAAATACTGGATAGATAAAAAACACGAACCGTCTGAAAAACATAAAAAAATTATAAAAGAGGTTATAGGATTATGAACAAAGTACATTATAGTTCTAAAACAAATGAGTGGACAACTCCTAAACATTTATATGATGAATTAAATAATGAATTTAATTTTACTCTTGATCCTTGTTGTACTAAAGAAACTGCTAAATGTGAAAAGTTTTACACAATAGAAGAAAATGGTTTAATACAAGACTGGAGTAATGATATTGTATTTATGAACCCTCCATACGGTAAAGAAATTACAAAGTGGATAGAAAAAGCATATAAAGAATCATTAAAAGGATCTGTTGTTGTTTGCTTGATACCATCAAGAACCGACACTAGATATTGGTTTGATTTTATATTTCCATATGCAGAAATAAGATTTATAAAAGGAAGGTTAAAGTTTGGAGGACACAAAAACCCAGCACCTTTTCCTTCCGCTATAGTAATATTTAAAGGAGAAAAATAATGAGTGGGTGGATCAAACTACATAGAAAAATCAACAATAATCCAATACTAAAGAAGAATCGTATATATTCTAACTTTGAAGCGTTTACTTGGCTATTATTAAGGGTTAATTATGATGACGCTAAGGTTGTTATAGGCAGTAAGATTTATAAGGTAAAAAAGGGTGAATTAATAACATCACAAAAGAAATTATGCAAACAATTTGGTTGGGGTAATTCAAGGCTTAGAACCTTCTTAAAACTTTTAAAAAATGATGGTATGATTGAATATAAATCAAACACACAATTAACACAGTTAGTTCTATTAAATTGGGATAGTTATCAAGATACCGAATCACAACCAACTACCAAACGAACCACAAACAAATCACAAGCGACTACTAATAAGAAGAATAAAGAAATAAAGAAGAATAAAGAAATATTAACAGAACAAAAATTTATTGATAAAGTTTCAGCTGAAGGAATGAAGATAAATCCAGTGGTTCACCCTGAAACAATAGATGATTTCTGTAATTACTGGACAGAAAGAAATATGACTACTGGTAAGATGAGATTCCAGTTAGAAAAAACCTTTAGTATAAAACGGCGTTTAATGAGGTGGAACAAGAATAGCTTTAAGTTTGATCCGACATTAAAAGAAGAGAAGGTTGTAAAGGAAAAAGAAGATATTGTTGAAAAGCGGTATCAGGAACAAATGAGAAGAATGAGGGAAGCTGATTTAAATGCTGCTAGTGATGATGATATAAAATCTATTTTAAATTCATACAAAAAGGAGAAATGATATGATGATAGACTGGGTAAAACTAATAACATATGTGGTAATATTTTTTTTAACAATATATCTTTGGTTTTTAATCATAAGTAAATTGGTTGGATCTTAATATGTATAAAAGATCTAAAACTACTTTAAAGGATCATATATTGTATGATCTTAAAAATCATAAAGGGCATAAAAAGTTTAAGATGAGAGAACTTGCTGAAAGATGGAGTACAACAACTAGAGCTATAAGAGAAGCAATTAATAGTTTGAGGGTAGATGATAACCAACCTATATGTGGTGACAATACTGGTTATTATTTTCCAGTATATAAATCAGAATGGGAACATACATCTAATAGATTAAAAGCACAGGCTAAGAGTTTGTTTGAAGCTGCTGCTGGTGGTGATAAGTATTATGAAGAAGATAATCAAGGACAATTATTCTAATGTATAAAAAGAAACCTAAAAAAACACACTGTATTGTTTGTAAAGAAAAATTTAATAAAGAAAACAGAATACAAAGGCTAGGATATAAACTGGCTACTTGTAGACTTTGCGCTAATAAAAAGGGTAGAGAAAAACAAAGAAAGAGGGCTGCAGAATTAAGAAAGATGAGGTGGTAAATGTCAGATGTTTTAGAAATACATAAAAAAATAGAATCCGGAAACAAAATTATCAGGAATCATTGGGCAGTAAACAGAAGAAACAAACAAGAGTATTGTTTGCTGGTTAGGAATCAAATGAGATTAAGAAAAATAGAAAAAGCTAAAGAAGGACAAAAGTATGTTTTAATGATAATATCATACAGAAAGCGTTTACTTGATCCTGATAATATTGTAACTGGCTGCAAAGGGCTTATTGATAGTTGTGTTCAAGAAAAATTAATTTGGGACGATAATCCTGATTGTATAGATTTAAAGGTTCAGCAGTTTAAAGCGAAAGAAGAACATACTATGATAATAAGAAAAACATGCGATTAACTGAATATATACATTTTTTAAAAAGAGATGATATTGGTATAGCAAGGAATCCTGATCCTGATGAATATACACACCTTACACCATCATTAGAAGATAAAAGAGAAAGATACCTATACCAGTGTATCATTAAAGGTAAAAAACCTGTAAAATAGTAGTTATTGTTTTTAAAATAGATTTAATCGTTTATATTACATTATCTATTTATGACAAAAAAGACACAAAAGACACAAAAAAAATCTAAAAAAGAAATATTCCTAAAAGCGTTAGAAAACAATCTAGGACATATTTCAAAATCTTGTGATCAAGCAGGGATCGCAAGAAAAACATATTACAGATGGATAGAAAGAGATGTTGAGTTTCAAGAGGAATGTGATAATGTACTTGAAGGATTGTTAGATCTAGCTGAAAGTAAATTACTGGAAAATATCCGGAACAATGATAATACTTGTATAATATTTTATTTAAAAACTAAAGGCAAGAAGCGTGGATATGATGAACGGCAAACAATAGAAATTAAAAAACCATTTGAGGAAATAGGATTTGAAGATCTCTAGAATAGATTTAAAAGAAAAGAATTATTTTCCACACCAATGGGACTTTCTTGTAAACAAACCTAAAGCACGCATTAAAGCGATGGTTGGAGGTTTTGGATCAGGTAAAACACATTGTTTATTAGTTAATACATTTCTGTGTATGGTAAACAAAAAGAATCCAAGAACTGGTAAGTCTAATGGTTTGATCTTGTATCCAACCTATTCACTAGCTGATGAGGTATTTGTACAGCCATTTAGAGAAATGTTAGAAAGAAATGATGTATGGTATGAATATAACATTGCATCACATAAATTTAGGACTGTGTTTGGTGATCTAAAAATATATGTTACTAATCAATCACACAAGATAGTTGGATCATCATATACATATTGTGGCGTAGATGAAATTGATATTGAAGCGTTTGCACATGCAGAAAGATCCATCAATAAAGCGTTAGGTAGGTTAAGAGGCTGTGAAGATGCTGAACTATACATAACAACTACACCTGAAGGTTATCATTTTGTATATGATTATATGGTTCAAAAAGCATCACCTAACAAGTATCTAGTACACGGTAAAACAACAGACAATCCATATCTACCAAAGTCATACATAGAAAGTTTAAAACAAAACTATGATGATAATTTACTTAAAGCATATTTAGAAGGACAATTCACAAACTTACAGAGAGGACAAACTTATAATGCATTTGATAGATCTAAACACATTGGAAAATGTGAATACAACAGAAATCTACCCATACACTGTGCTATCGACTTTAATGTTGAACCAATGTGTGCAGTCATCGTACAAGAACAACACAATACACCTAATATACGAGTTATAGATGAATTTCAATTGACATCTGATGGTAGTGGTGATTTATTAACAGACAGAATGTGTCAGACTATAAAACAAAAGTATCCAAACAATAAATACTTTGCTTATCCTGATGCTACTGGAGCAGCAAGACATTCATCATCTAGATTTAGTGATATAGACATTATTAGAAGGAATGGGTTTACAGTATATGTTAAGCATGTTAATCCATTAGTAATCAATAGAGTTAATAGTATGAATAACAACTTAAGTAAAGGTAATCTATTGATAGATCCTAAATGTAAGGGATTGATAAGAGATTTAGAGCAGGTAACAAATAAAGAAGGTACTAGAGATATTGATAAATCAAATAAAGAATTGTCACATTTAAGTGATGCTTTAGGATATTACATTGAATACAAGCACCCTACTGTGAAACCGTTCTTTGGAACAGCAGATAGATAAAAAGGAGTAGAATATGATTCCAAATATTGGAAAGTTAGCAGTCTTACAATCAAAGTTTGACTATAATCAAAAAAAGAAAGATAAGTGGACATCAAGAAGATTTGAAGCTATGGAGTATTATAGTGGTAATACTAAAGATTTTACCAGTCAATACTTTTCACAATCTACATTAAAAAAGATTGTAGTAGGTAATGTTAATGTTACCAAAAGAGTGATAGACAGAATCTCACTTGTTTATATGACACCTCCAATGAGAACATATTCAATAGAAGATATTCCTGATATATTCACTAATAAAGATTTAAAGCTGCAAAGATTAGAAAGAGTAACTAACCTTCTTGATGGTGTACTGATCAAACCTTGTTGGAGGGTAGATGATCAGGGTAATGGATCTATAGAATATGATATAATATGGGACTATGAACCTATATTTGATGATAGTGATCCACTAACTCCTGTAGGTTTTACATATCCAATAGCAAAGAAATCTTCTGTATTAGATGATGATCCTGAAATGTATGCATACTGGGACAAAGACAATCATTTTACATTTGATAAGACTGGTAAGATGTACACTGAAGAAGATAATCCGGATATGATCAATCCATATGGAAGGTTACCATTTGTTGAATGTTTTAGAGAAGGTAAACCTGAATTTAATTATATGGACACAAATCCATCAATGGATCTAATATCAACTAATTTAGCTATTAATGTAGCAGAAACTAATAAGAATGCTAATGTTATGTTTCAATCATTTGGTTATCTGTTTGTAAATGGAAATGGAATTGATACACAAGATGTAATTAATGTAGGACAAGATAAGATAAACTATTTAGGTGTAGATGGTAGTATAAGTATAGTATCACCTCCTAACGCTATTCCAGCTCTTGATGAATCAATAAAGTCATCATATAAGCTGTTATCACAAAACTATCATCTACCCACCTCTTTTGTTGAAGGAACTACAGCAGAATCAGGTGTAGCATTAAGATTAAGAAACCAAGAACTATCTGATGATAGAAGATCTGATGTTACAAGATGGCGTGATATAGAACATAAGTTGTTTGATGTTGAAAGTACAATCATAGCTGTTGAATTAGGTAGAGATGCAGGTGAATTAGAAGATGTAGATTTCAGTGAGTCTATTGACATATTATCAGATCAAGAACAAAGAGATAAATGGGACTGGGAACTTGCAAACGGACTTATAGATAAAGCAGACATTCTGATGCAAAGAAATCCGGATCTAACTAGAGAAGAAGCTGAAGATTATCTATTTGAAAGACAAGGTGTAGAACTAGAAACAGAAGAAGAGGAGCAAACACCTGAAAGTACATTACTAGAAGCATTGGGAAGACCAGTAGAATAATGGCAGAATATCAAGGTAAACAAGTAAAGATAAACAAACCTTCTAGAATAACTAAAGGTGAAGCTGGTTATGGTAGAAAGAAATTCAAGGTATATGTTAAAGATGGCGATAAAGTGAAGAAAGTAATGTTTGGTGATCCTAATCTATCTATTAAAAGATTTAGTGATAAGAACAGAAAATCATTTAGAGCAAGACATAAGTGTGATACTAACAGACCTACAGATAAAACTAAAGCAAGATACTGGAGCTGTAAGTTTTGGGAATCTAAAAAATCAGTAACGGAACTATTAAGTTAATGGCAAATCAAAACAACATAGACAATGCTTCTGATCAGATAGCTGATCTTGTAGAAAAAGCAAGAGTAGCAATGGTTACGGATCTATTTAATATAAGTGGTAATGTTGATGATATAGATGCATTTATAAAGACTTTATTAGATTTAGATATAGAAGGAACTTTGAAGAACAAACTGCAGAAAGCTACAGCAGTATATGCTAATGCACACAGACAAGTATTGGAATCAACAATTGGTTTTGCTTCAATAGAATCAGGAGCATTATCATTATATGCCACATTAAATGAAAGATTATTTGATAGTACAATCACAAGAGTTATAGCTGAACAAATAAAAAATCAAGTTATTAAAGGTGTTAAAACTGGACTTGGTGCAGAAGCTATAATTGAAAATGTTATAACAAATAGCATTTCAAATGCACAAATGAAAACATTGGTAAACACAACATTAAACACATATTCAAGACAAGTAACAAATGAGATGATGGACATTGCTCCTGATAATACAAAGTTTGTATATATTGGCCCAATAGATGAGAAAACAAGAGATGTATGTAGAGAGTTTTATAATGCAGGTAAGATCACACAAAAAGAAATTAAGAGTAAAGGTGAAAAGTGGAAAAACTCATTAATTGATGGTGGTGGTTACAATTGCAGACATAAATGGGAAATTGCTTCATCAGAAGGTTTAAAGTTTTACGAGGACACAGAAAATGCTGGATAGAACATTTTTTTTTAATATAAGTACAAATGTAAGAGATAGATACAGGGACTTTGTATTCTTTGGAAAAAGAAAAGATGTCTTTGGCAAAAACTATCCATCATATAGTGAAAGTTATAAAAAAGCAAAGCGTAGTGGAAAAGTAAAAAGACAATCATCACAATATTCAGGTTATAATTCACCAGTTTTATCAGGTGATTTAGCTAATGATGTTACACCAAAAAAAATAACTAATAATGGATTTCAATTAGTATTTGCTGCACACGGAGCTAAAGTAGAGTGGTTAAGAAAGATGAAAAAACCAAGAATTGTTTCAGATCCGGATCAACCACTACCTAACGAGGTAATCAAATATTTAAGCAATAAAGCACAGAGGTATATGGCAAGTAAAAGACCGCAAGGTAAAAAAACATATAGAATTGGATAATTATTTTGTATATATTACGATTAAGAATTTTCACTAATAACTCACTGAAGAGGAAAAAATGTCAGAAGAAAATGTAAAAACACAAAGCGATGATAACGCTGTCAATAATCCCAGCACAGAAGCTGTTGATAAAAATGTTCCTTATGATAGATTTCAAGAGGTTAATGCAGCAAAGAATGATGCTCTTGATCAGATAGGTAAATTACAAGCACAGATTGATAAAATGAATCAAACTACTAAGCAACAACAAGAAGCTAAAATGATTGAAGATGGAAAACTCAAAGAGGCTTTGGATATTGTTACTAAAGAAAGAGATACATTTAAAACACAAGCTGAGCAATGGAATGGTTACCAAACTGATAAAAGAGATTCACTAATGTCTAAATTGACAACTGATGAGGATAAGTCTATAGCTGAAGGACTAACGGATTTAAATAAATTAGAAACTTATGTTAATAAAGTTACTAATGTTTCTTCACCTTCAACATCATCTGCTAGAGCTACTACTGGTAAAGCTGGTGATATGGGTGGTTATTCATCGTGGCAAGAATTTGCGATGAAAGATCCTAAAGGAGCTGCAAAAGCAATAGAAGAAAGCACTACTAACTTTATTAAGTAATCTTCTGTCAAAATGAAGGCTTATATAAGCAGTTGAAAGACAGATAAATATTAGGAGTGTTTTATGGCAAACACAGATGTAGGAATAGCAGCTGGTGGTTTAGGTAAAACCATAGCAGCAGCTATTGTTCAATTTAACAAAGCAGCAGTAACACCTGCTACTGTATCTATGGCAGCTGCAGTAACTGGATCAAACACTGTACAATTCCCAGTATATTCAAAATTAGGTGTCAGTGATGTCACTAATGAAGCGACTGGCGATGAGGATACAGAGGTAGCAGCAACAAGCATTACAACTGCGGCTACAAATGTTGAGGTATTAAGAAATCATATTAACGCAAGAGTAACTGACCTTGCTGCATATGGTAACTCTGATGCTTTAATGGTAAACGCAGGACAAGTACTAGGTAATGCAGTAGCAGCAGAATTTGATGCTAACATTTGTGCACTATATGATGGTTTTGCAACATCAAAAGGTACAGATGATTCATTAAGATTCATTGACATAATGGATGCATTGGCTTCTTTAGAAACTAATGATGCTCCAAGACCTTATAACGCTGTTCTTCACCCACAACAAATGTATGGTTCTTTTGGTTTATCAAATGAACTAGCATTAACAGCAACTGCTTCAAGTGTTGGTGCATTCGCACACGGTGGTGCTGCTTCTGTTGGTGAACAGTTTTATGGTGCTGGCTTTGTAACAAGTCTAGCTGGTATTTCATTCTTCACATCACCACAAGTGATTGATGGATCAACTGGAAGAAAAAAAGGTGCTATCTATGCTAAAACTGCTCTAGGAGCGGGATATATAGATTTTGGCGGCGGCAACTTTATCGAGTTGAGAACAGAAAGAAATGAACTAGGTGCTTCTACTAATTTAGTTGCTAACGGATATTGGGCAGCTT